GCATGACCGAGGCTACCCCGGCCACCATCGAGGCACCATTCGAAGGAACGCAGTCCACAATCGACATGCTTGAAAAAAAGCTGTATGACGATTTCCAGGCTTTCAATTCCTCTGCCGTGACCGCCAGCAATCAAAGCGCCACGGCGATAAGGGCCAGCTACATTCCCCTCGACCTCAAAACCGACATGATAGAGCGCCAGGTTACGCGGTTCATCAGCAGAATCCTCGCCCTTGCTGGAATTGATGATAAGCCGACCTACGAAAGAAATCAGCTCATCAACAAAACCGAGGAGACGCAAAACATCGTAATGCAGGCGCAGTACTTTGACAATGAATACGTCATGAAAAAGCTCCTGGCAATCAATGGCGATATTGACCAGTTTGAGGAAATCGCAAAAAGGAAAGCCGAAGAGGAAATCCAGCGAGGATTGGACTTGCAGAATGAAACGGCAAGCAATGATGCCAAAGACGGCGGTGATACGTAATGCCTCCGGACCCTGCACATGAAGCAACCGAGAAAAAAATAAAAGAGCTGGAAAAGCGCATCAAAGAGCAGTACGAAGCTGCGATGAAAACCGCTGAATCAAAATGGAAAGAATACATGCGGAGCTTCGACACCGAGGATGCGAATCAAAAAAAAAGACTCCAGAATGGAGAGATAACAAAAGAGGAATATCAAAACTGGCGCACAAGGCATCTCGCTATGGGGAAGCGATGGGAAGACATGAAGAACACTCTCGCCCAGGATTACCACAATGCGAATGTAATCGCCACCAAAATGGCGCGTGGTGAGATGGCGGATGTTTTTGCCACGAATGCGAATTTTGCAACATACCTCATAGAGCATGGAGGAAAGATTGATACTGGTTTCACTCTCTACAACCACGAAACGGCAGAGGATCTGATAAAACACGAATGGACAATCAATCCAGAAACGGGAAAAAACAGCTTTCTTCCGCCACCGAAACCAGGCGGGAAACGCGCGAGGGAGCTTGAAAAGCTGCGAGGCACAAACCCAGATGTCCTGTGGAATGCACAGAACATCCAATCGGCAATGATGCAGGGAATCCTCACCGGGGAATCCCTGCCCGACATTGCAAAACGGCTGGCCGGAGTTGCCAAAATGAATGAAACCCAGGCAAAGCGAACGGCGCGAACCATGTTTACGAACATGGAGAACTTTGGGCGCATGAAAGCAGCAGACCGGGCTGCAAGCTTGGGCGTTGAAATCATGGATGAATGGAGCGCCATTCTCGACGGCGTGACGCGCCACAGCCACAGACATCTCCACGGCTACCGAAAGCCCCATGACATGGACGAGCCATTCCCCAATGGATGCCGATGGCCTGGTGATCCATCAGGGCCGCCCCAGGAAGTGTATAACTGCCGATGCACTTTGCTCAACTGGGTATCTGGATTTGAGGGCGATACCGTCAAGAAAAGCCCTGGCATGGGTGAGATGAGTTTTGAAGATTGGCTGGATGCACATAGTGGGTGACAGCGATGCAAAATGTAACGGTTATAGACCACAGCGCAAATTTTATCAATCGCATGGAGCAGGCGAAACAGGCAACTCTGGAATCAGTCGGAACCACATGCCGTAGCCATGCGCAGAACAATATCACGGCTGGAGTCCCTCGCCGGTCCGACTCTTGGTATAGAGTAACCGGCGCGTTGAGAAACAGCATGGAGTACACCGTCAAAATGGATGAGGATGCCGTGTACATCGGCACGAACCTTAAGTACGCAATCTACAACGAGAAGGGGACAGGCGAATTTGCCGAAGATGGAAAAGGCAGAAAAGGCTGGTGGGTTTTCGTTCCGGGGAGCGGGAGAGGCGACCGCGTTGGAAGTGCCAAAGTTTACACGGAGGCAGAAGCACGAAGGGTGGTTGCAATTCTCCGCAGTAAAGGGATTGAAGCCCACATGACAAAGGGTATGCCTCCATTGCATTTCCTGAAAAAAGCTGTGAATGACCACCTGGCTGAATACAAGAAAATCATTCATGGAAAGCTCCAAAGCGGTATGAATGGCGGTTTTTAACCGCCGTCCTATGTTCCGTTAACTCAGATGGATAGAGTGCCTGACTCATAATCAGGAAGGCCAGGGTTCAAGTCCCTGACGGGACACCAAGGGATTCTTCTGTTTTCCTTTCACACGCTCATGGCATGAGCGCTGCGTAGCGTAGCGTTGAGCTGAAATATCGTGTCGCCAGTGGAAGTCCGGCAAAAAAGCGTCTCGCGCAACCGAAGCCCCGCGTCCCACGCAGGGTCTTGATGTAGGTTGCGCCAGACGCTTTTTACATGGGAGAGTGTCCCAGCGGCGAAGGAAGCTGACTGTAAATCAGCGACACATGAAACATCGGTGGTTCGAGTCCACCCTCTCCCACTTGAAAAACAACAGGAGGAAAAGCATGAATATCGAAAACAATTACACCTACCACGCCCCGAAAGAAGGGCAACCGAAGAAATACGAGGCAATCAGGGAAAAGGCAAAAGAACTGGCTCTTCTGATTGAAGACGTGTGTCCGACAAGCCGCGAAAAAAGCCTCGCCTTCACAAACATCGAGCAGGCGGTCATGTGGGCCAACGCCTCCATAGCGAGGAACGAATAACAGGAGGAACAGAAAATGGATTTCAGACACGCATGGTTTGAGCTTCTCAATGGGAAGAAAATCAAGCTCCCACATTGGGCAGGCTACTGGGCATGGGAAAACAACACGATCATGATGCACTGCCGCGATGGGCGGGTGCTTGACATCCGCGAGACGAACAACCCCGCGTACACGTTCAGCAACGTGGCGTCCGGCGACTGGATGGTCGTGGAGGAATAAACGCCCGCATTTACAAATACATCATGGAGTCATTCGGTAATTCCGAAGGACTCCTTCTTTCGTGCGAAAGGCGATAACATATTAGCCGTTCCAGTGGTGGACGCGGGTTCGACTCCCACAAATGGCGAATGCCGGGTAGCTCCCGACCGTGAAAGCCGGTCGTCGCGGGACGCTGCGTAGCTGTACGATAACCAGCAACATACACAGGGTTTGTGTAATCGGTAGCACAACAGCCTTTGACGCTGTTCGAGTGGGTTCGATTCCCGCACCCTGCGCCAATATCTGGGTGTAGCGCAATGGCAGAGCACGTGCCTTGGGAGCATGAGGCTGTGGGTTCAAATCCCGCCACTCAGACCACGGTAATAACCGCGAGACACTGCGGCTTATTATAAATTTACGAATCGGCGAGACACTGCCGACCGAGACAAAGGAGTAAAATGTCATGGCATTTTCTGTGAAAATGGTCAAATCCATTCTGTCCAGTCATAATATGCCGGTAGATGATTTGGACGCGGCAGCCGAAGAAATCTGTGCGAGACACAGCGCAGACTTCGACAGCATCAAGGAGGAGCGAGACAACCTCCGCACCGAGCGCGACAATCTGAAGAAGGACACCGAGACACTGGCGTCCGTTCAGAAGGAGCTTGACGAGCTCAAAGGAAACCCCGACGAAAACTACAAGGCCAGGTATGAGCAGGAGAAGAAGGACTTCGCTGACTACAAGGCCCAGGTTGCCGGGGAAAAGGCTCTGGAAGCCAAGAAGACAGCCCTGCGTGAAATCGCCAAGGATGCCAATCTCTCAGACGCCGGAATCGCAAAGGCGGTGAAGTACACCGACTACAGCAAAATCGAGCTGGACGATAAGGGAGTGCTGAAGGGGAAGGCCGACATTCTCAAATCCCTCAAAGAGGAATGGCCGGAGTATCTGAAAAAAACGGATACCGATGGGGCCGACATTTCCAATCCTCCAACGGATGGCGGAAACGGCGCAGGGAAGAAAACGAAAGAAGAAATTCTCGCCATCAAGGACACTGCAGCGCGGCAGGCCGCGATGGTTGAAAACCATGAGCTGTTTGGCTACTAAGCCAAAAGAAAGGAGCAAATAATGGCAAAACAAAATCTGACAAAAAGCGTTGACATTCAGGTGACAATGCGGGCGGTGGACTTCGCTACCCGGTTCGCCAGCAACTGGGAGCACCTCCGCGCCATCCTCGGCATCATGCGCACCATCCGCAGAGAGCCGGGCACCAAGCTGATTTCCAAGTACGCCGTCGTATCTTCTCTGGCCCAGCCGCCCGCCGAGGGCGAGGCCGTCTCCCTCACCAAGGCAGAAGTCAAGGAGAAGGAGTACGCCACCCTCGCTCTGGAGCGTTATGCCAAGTCCGTCACCATCGACGCCATCAATGACCACGGCTTCGATGTTGCTTGCCAGATGACCGATGACCAGTTCCTCGTCGAGCTGCAGCAAAATGTGGTTGACCGGTGGTATGCCTATCTGCGCGGCGGCACCCTGACCGGCGCAGGCGCCACCTTCCAGATGGCTCTCGCAAAGGCGCAGGGCCTCGCCCGCAACAAGTTCAAGCGGATGCACAAGGGCATCACCGGCGTTGTTGGCTTCTGCAATATTCTCGACGTCTATGATTACCTGGGCGCTCAGAATATCAACAACGTGGAGCAGGAATTCGGCCTGAACTACATCAAGAACTTCCTCGGCTACACCGTTCTCTTCCTGCTCTCCGAGGACGAGATTCCCAAGGGTACCGTTATCGCCACCCCGGTTGAAAACATCAACCTCTACTACGTGGCCCCCAACGAGTCCGACTTCCAGCGCGCTGGCCTGCGCTACGTCACCGATGGCGAGACCAACATGATCGGCGTTGCCATCCAGCCCGACTACAATACCGGCGAAAGCATCACCCATGCCCTTCACGGCATGACCCTTTTCAGCGAGTACATTGACGGTATTGCCGTCGTTGACATCGGCGTGGAAACCTTCACCGCAGTTTCCAATCCTGCGGAGGGTGCGAATCCCTCTGCCCTGAAGTACTACGAGAAGGATGCCACCACCAACGAGTACTTCCGCTCCACCGATACCACCGTGCAAAACGGCAAGACCTACTACACCAGGGCTGTTTCCCAGCCCAACGGCTGATGGCACGGCCTAAGAAAAACGCCGCAGCCACCACAAAAACAGTTGAGCAGATTGCTACCGTGCCTCATAGCACGGTAGCAATCGTTCATTCTGCGTCTGGTCTCAACGTTAGAAAAAGGCCATCGCTGAATGCTCCAATCCTGCGCGTTCTGATGGACGGGGCAGAGATAGTGCTTGACACAAAAAGCGAAGCGCCGATGGGCTGGATAGCCTTGGCTGGCGGCGGTTTCGTGATGGCGCAATACATCAAATTGCCACAGTAAGGAGGCGGGCGGCATGGTTGACAACACACTGACTGAGCTGTGCCAGGAGCTTCACAACTGGTTTGACCGGGTGCGGTATATCGGGCAAATTACCCTTGATGCAAATGGCGGGATATTCTGTGATGGCAAATCAGTAACCGTCTTGGAAGGGCAGTATTTCCGCATCACGGACTCGGTATTTGCTGATGGTGTGCATTTATACCCGGATGTGGGAACAACGCCGGAAAGCTTTATTGGGGCCGTGTGGGTCATGGCTGTGCCGCAAACCGTCTTGACGCTTGCAAGGGATATTACCGCATGGCGTGAAAAGTATGAGAATGTAAATGCTCCTTCTATGTCTCCATATATGTCCGAGTCATTTGGAGGGTACAGCTATCAAAAAGGAAGCGCATTTTCCAGCGATAATAAGTCTGGTGGAACGAGCTGGAAAACAACATTTGCTTCACGAATGAATCCCTGGAGGAAAATATAATGTCTCTTGTTACTGCCATGATGGAGCCATTTGTTATGCTCGACAAGCGAAGCGTTTCTGATGGCTTGGGTGGATTCACCAGAGAATGGATTGAAGGAGCACAGTTCGACGCATCTGCCATTCTTGACACATCAACGACTGCCCGCGTCGGTGCGGTGCAGGGTTTGACAAGTTTGTATACCGTGACCACGCACAAAAATATCAATCTGCAGTTCCATGACGTTTTCCGGCGCATCAGCGATGGTAAGGTATTCCGCGCCACATCGGATGGAGATGATAAAGCGTCACCGGCTGTGTCGTCTCTTGACATGCGGCAAGTCAGTGCCGAGGAATACACGCTCACGGCAGATAAGGGGTGGTCAGTGTGACAAAAGCACAAGCCCTCTACTCATTTTGGGCTTCCTTCGGCTGGACGGTCGTGGACGAGCAGAGTATGTACGATGAGCAAACCATGGCTGATCTTGGAGACCCATCCAGGTACATCTCCTATGAATCTGCCGTAGGCGAGCTTGGCGACCCGATAGCGCTTGATGCTGACCTGTGGCACAAATCCACATCCTGGGCAACCGTTGAGGAAAAGGCCGAGGAAATCTACGATTACATAGGTTACGGTGGAAAGTTCGTCCACTATGATGGCGGTGCTATCTGGATAACGCGGAGGAATCCTCCCTATCAGCGCATGGAGGCGGCAGAAAATGTCCGCCGAATACATTTTTATATCAACGCGGAATTTCTGTCCGTGTAGAAAGGATAAAGCTATGAAATACACACAGATTCCTGTCGATACTTTTCAGAAGCTTCAGATGAACGCCGGTATTCTGGTGGATGAATTCGACCCGGAGACCGGCGAGGTTGGCAATCTGCTGGGCGCTACCACGGGCGGCATCCAGTTTTCCACCAACCCCACATTTGAGGATTTCGGCGAGGATATCGACAACTGCCCGAACAACACCAAGGAGCTGAAGCGCGTCACCTACTACGACCCGCAGATGAGCGGCACTTTCCTGACCGCTTCGGAGGGAGTCGGCAAAAAGCTGGTAGGCGCTGCGGATTCTGCCGGGAAAAAAATCACCCCGCGCAACAGCCTGAAAAGCACTGACTTCTTTGACCTTTGGTGGGTCGGCGATTACAGCGACGAGAACACCGGCAGCAATGCAGGGTTCATTGCAATTCACCTCATCAATGCTCTGAATACGGCGGGCTTCCAAATTCAGAGCACGAAGCAGGGCAAGGGTCAGCTCGCCTTCGAGTTTCACGGTCACTACAGCATCTTCGACATCGACAAGGTGCCGTTCGAGCTGTACATTTCCAGCAGCGATTCCGCAAGCGGCTGGATTGAGCTGGAACGGCATTCCATCATCATCAAGGAGGGTGACACCGAAACCATCCATGGCGACAGATACCCGGCTGATGCTACCATCACCTGGACTACCAGCAGCGCGTCGGTTGCCACTGTGTCCGGCGGCACTGTCACTGGCGTGGCTGAGGGCAATGCAATCATCACGGCGGCAATCACGGTTGACGGCGTGACCTACAACGATACCTGCACGGTGATTGTCGAGGCGGCTGAATAAAAGCCGCCCATCAAAAAAACAATGGAGGTAAAACCATATGAAAACTCTGGCAAATTGCAATCCGCGTGAATTTCTCGTTCAGACGAGCAAAATCCGCAAGAGAGCGGCTGACTGGCTGGGAAAGACCCGCATCCTGGAGATACGGGAAAAAAAGCCCGTGTATGCCGAGGGCATGACCGAGGATGAAAAACAGGAGGCCATGCGGCAACAGGTGAAAGCGAATCTGAACGAGATGCTGGACAGCATGTTGGATGAATACCCCAATGAGACCGCAGACCTTCTCGGCCTTTTGTGCTTCATCGACCCGGACGATCTTGAAAACCACCGGATGGTCGAAATCCTCAAGGCGGTCACCGATGCGATCTCCGACAAAGACGTGCTGGATTTTTTTATCTCGTTGATGCGATTGGGCCAGAGGAATACTTCGCCCAATGCGAAGAAATAAGGTTAGACCTTCTTGATTTGTACGGACGCGGTTATGTGGCAGAACACATAACCGCGTCTTATCGCAAGAAGCGAGAAGAAATAAGGTACAAGAGCTATATCACCGAATGCCTTCGTATCTTGACGGAAAATACGACGCACTTCATCATTCCTGGCTATGGCGACATAACTTACGGCACATACATGAAAAAATCCTGGTATGAGGCGAAGAAGAAACCTGAAAAAGAAAAGCAGGACAAGAGAAGTGTTCAAGAAATAGCGGCAGATATTATGAGCCGCGCAGGATTGAAATTTAAGGGCGTGTCGAAAAATGGCTGATTTAGTTTATGAGCTGCTGGCGAAGATTGGTCTGGATGATAGGGAATTCCAAGACAAGCTACGCGGCGTCGGACAAAACATCCACAATACGGCGGCTGAGATTGAAGCCAAAGCTGAACAACTGAAAAAGTCCATGCTCACCCTGACCGGCGCGGGAGCGGCGGCGCTTGGAGCGTTTGCGGTTGATTCCATCAAGACGGCAGCGGAGTTTGACACATCCATGTCGAAGGTTGCGGCAATCAGCGGCGCAACAGGAGATGACCTCCAAGCTCTCCGGGACAAGGCAAAGGAAATGGGCGCGACAACCAAATTCAGCGCCTCCGAATCCGCTGATGCCCTGACATACATGGCAATGGCCGGTTGGAAAACTGGGGACATGCTGGACGGCATAGAAGGCGTTATGAACCTTGCTGCGGCATCTGGTGAAAACCTCGCCACCACATCAGATATCGTTACCGATGCATTGACCGCCTTCGGGATGAAGGCCGAGGATTCTGGGCGATTTGCTGATATTTTGGCAGCGGCAAGCTCGAACGCGAATACCAACGTTTCTATGCTCGGCGAGTCTTTCAAATACGCCGCGCCTGTTGCTGGTGCCCTGGGTATTTCCGCCGAGGACACATCCATCGCCCTCGGCATCATGGCAAACGCCGGTATCAAGGCATCGCAATCCGGCACCGCACTTCGTACCGGCCTGACCAATCTTGCCAAGCCTACAAAGCAGATGCAGCAATACATGGATGAATATAACATATCCATGAAGGAAAATTCCGATGGGTCAATAAATCTGCGTGAAACGATGATTGACCTCAGGGAAAAGCTTGGCGGATTATCGCAAGCGGAACAAGCATCGGCAGCGGCGGCGATTTTTGGCAAGGAAGCCATGTCTGGCTGGCTTGCCATAATCAATGCCTCGGATGGGGATTTCTATAAGCTTGCAGAAGCGATTTACCAATCAAATGGCGCAGCCAAGGAAATGGCTACAATCATGGAGGATAACCTGGAAGGTGATATTCACAAGCTGCAAAGTGCCTGGGAAGGTTTCAGGATTGAAATCGGTGAACGGCTGACTCCCGCAGCGCGACAGGTTATACAGTGGCTTACTGATTTGATTGGCAGAGCGGATGAAATCATTCCAAAGGTTACTGCAGCAGCGGCGGCTTTTGCGACCTTCTCCGTAGCAATCAACATGACCAGTATCATTAAACAGGTAACTCTCGCATTTCAGGCGTTCATGGCGCTGCTCGTAGCAAACCCCGTGGCGCTGGTAGTCGCTGGGATTGTCGGTGCAATTACATACCTTTGGCAAACCAATGAGGAATTCCGAAACAAAGTCATTGAAATCTGGAATGCGATAAAAACGTCCTTCCAAAACTTCTCCGACAAAATCAAAGAGCGCCTTACTGCAATGGGCTTCGACTTCACCTCATTCAAAGAGGCTGTGTCTGCAATTTGGAATACGCTCTGGGAAGGAATCGCTGCCGTTGTCACCACTGTGTTTGAAGCAGTTTCGATTGTCATTCAAACCGCCCTTGATGTGATTATCGGCATCGTGGATGTGTTTTCCGGCATTTTCTCCGGAGACTGGGAAAAGGTGTGGACTGGCATAAAAGAAATTACATTAGCCATCTGGAAGGTAATGAAAGATGGTTGGAATGAATTTCTTGAATTTTTCAAAAAAATTGCTGACACGGTTCTCGGCGCTTTTGGGACAAGCTGGGAAACTGTATGGGGCAACGTAAAAACATTCTTCGTAAATATCTGGACTGCCGTAACGGAGTTTTTCAAAAACGGAATCGAAAATATCAATAAATCCTTCGAGTTTTTGAAAGCAGCCATTGACCTTGTGAAGCAGTGGTTCTCCGAAAAGATAGACGGCATCAAAGAAGCCTGGGCCAGTTTCACGGATAAAGTCCATGAGGCGAGCGAGAGCATAAAGAATGCGTGGAATTCCCTCATGGAAGCTGCTGCCAAAGCCGGAGAAGCGATAAAAAAAGCCTGGGAAGGTGCTAAAGAGTGGGGCCGTGCTCTGATTGAAAAAATCCTGAGCGGCATCACCGAGAAGGCTTCGGAGCTGTGGAACAAGGCTGGCGAAATTGCGAAAAACGCGCTCGAAGGAATCAAAAAAGCCTGGGAAACGGCGAAGGAAATCGGTGCCTTTTTAATATCTCTTATTGTCGGCGGCATCATCGAAAAGGCATCCGACCTGTGGAATAAGGCTGTTGAAACCGCAAAGAATGTCAAGGAAGGCATCAGCAAAGCGTGGGAGAACGCGAAGGAGCTGGGGTCCAAGTTTTTTGAAACCATCAAATCCGGGATTGCGGAGAAAGCGACCGATTTGTGGAACAAGGCCACGGAGACAGCAAAAAACGTAAAAGACGGCATTGGAAAGGCATGGGAGTCGGCAAAGGAGCTGGGTTCAAATTTCTTGACCAATATCAAGAATGGCATTTCAGAGAAAGCATCTGATTTGCTTGAACGGGCATCCACGACGGCAAAGAATGTCCATGATGGGATTTCCCATACATGGGAAAATGCCAAGACTCTGGGTTCAAACCTGATGGAGCGGATTCAGGGCGGCATCGGGGAGAAGGTCTCCAGCCTTGTAACCAGAGCCTCCGAAGTTGCTACCTCAGCCCGTGATGGAATTTCCCGAACCTGGGAGAATGCCAAAACCATCGGCTCCAATTTCATCAGCACACTACAAGGCGGAGTTACCGAAAAGGCATCTGACTTTATCAGCTCGGCTGGAAAAACTGCATCGAATGTAAAGGATTCATTCTCAAAAACATGGGAGAATGCGAAAACAATCAGCGCAAATCTCATGGAGCAGTTGAAATCTGGTATTGCTGATAAAGCATCCGACCTTGTAACCCGTGCAGCCGAGCTTTCCAAAACCACGATTGAAGCTTTCCAGAAAGCGTGGGAGAACGCCAAACAAATCGCTGCAAATTTTGTGGCGATGCTGATTTCCGGCTTTTCTGAGAAAGCATCGGCGCTCATGGAGGCTGTGACAAAGGCCGCGAAGAGCGTCTATGAAACATTCACAAAAGGCTGGGAGAGCGCAAAGACCCTCGGCACAAATCTGATGGACAGAATCGGCAGCGGCATCGGTGAGAAGGCAAGCGCAATCTCCGAGGCCGTTCAGAAAATCGTCACCAGCATTACAGAATATTTCACGAAATTTGCTGAGAGCGCGAAGAACCTCGGCGGCGGTATAGCGCTCAATCTCCGCAATGGCTTTGCTGAGCATGTCAGGGACATGTACGATGTCATTCGCAACATGTTCTCCGAGATTGTCAATGCCATGCGCGAAATGATAGAGGCTGCCCGCACATGGGGCGCTGACCTCATGATAAATTTCGTGAACGGCATCATGGAGCGCTGGAATGATCTTGTCGAGCGGCTGAATTCCATGGCACAGGCCGTCAAAGACCGCCTTGGATTTTCCGAGCCGAAAAAAGGCCCTTTGAGCAATTTCCATACCTACGCGCCGGACATGATGGAACTCTTTGCCGAGGGCATCAAAGACAATGAAGGCGTTGTGGCGGATGCAATCGGTAGTACCTTTGACCTCCGAGATCAGATTGGCACGGGCTTTGGTGCTGGCCGTGTGGTCGGCATGGGTGAGTCCAGACCTGTGATGGGCAGCGGTGGGTCAAAAAATTTGACCGTGATTCTTCAACTTGACCGGGTGGAACTTGGTCGCGCCGTCTATCAGCTTAATGAGGAAGAGACCCAACGTGTAGGCGTTAGATTGGCTATGGGAGGTAACTTCGC